AAAGTTATGATACACAAATGCAACTAGCCTACAGCGTTATGGAACAGTACAAAGATAATGCAGAACAGGCGTTAGAAGCTTGGCAACGTTATGTGCCAAAGATGTATACACCAGATGAAGTAAAAGCTCAGGCAGAAAAACTGTACGAGTTTGTTACAGAAAAAGGCGAAAAGTAATTGGTAGCAAGAAACTATAACACAGTAACAAAAGCACTCAGCATTACCGCAACTTCAGGTGGTGCTAGTGCTGATGTTTTATACACATGTCCTGCAAACTTTGATGCAGAAATAGACTTTCTTCATATTACCAACGGTGCAGCATCTACAGATAATGTGTATATACAATGGTATCATGCAGAAGATACCACTTATCATACTATTGTAAATGCTAAGTCTATAGCTGGTAATAACGTTTACGATGTACTACAAGGAAGCAATGTGTTCTATATGCATTCAGGTGATAAGATTGTAGTATATAATGGTGGTGGTACTTTAGGTGTAGCACTATCAGGAAAAGAGTTCTATAATCCAAATAGGACATAACGGGGTTGCAATATTAACAATAGTATGTTATAACTAAATGTATATAACTACTCCTGCCTAGTTAGGGCTAACACACAAGGAGTAGAAAAATGTTTAAAGCATATTGCAACCGTATACTACAAGCTATCCAAGAGTCTCAGCAAAGACGAGCAGACTATTACATCTTAATGAACCTGTCTGATCGAGAGTTACAAGATCTTGGAATAGGCAGGTCACAAATAAAAGAACGAATTTATGGCGAGAAACCTCACTGAAAAACAACAAGCATTTCTAGATGCATTGTTTAACGAAGCCGAAGGCAACCCTGTCGCTGCATTAAAGATGGCAGGGTATGCTGACGGTACGTCTACGACTGTTGTTATGGCTCCTCTTAAAGAAGAGATAGCTGAACGCACTCGTGATTTTATATCAACTCGTGGGCCTCAAGCTGTTTGGTCTATGATGCAAGTAATGAGATCCCCTACCGACTTGGGCAATAAAGAGAAGATGGCAGCAGCTAAGGAATTTCTTGATAGAGCTGGCTTTGTAAAAACAGAAAAAGTCGAAGTTAAAGCAGACAGTCCTTTGTTTATCTTGCCTCCGAAAGCAGATGAAAACTAAAACTTGGAAATTACCTAAACCTCAAAAAGAAGATGGTGAATGGGAGTGGGAACCGATAGTAAGAATCGGAAGGTTTGTGCCATTTGGTTATAGACAAGACCCCGATGATTGTGATATACTACAACCAATTCCAGAAGAGCTAGAGCTTTTTGAACAGGCTAAAAAACATTTAAAGCAGTATAGCTATAGAGAAGTAGCTGCTTGGTTAAGTGAAACTTCTGGTAGATACCTTTCCCACGTAGGTTTATATAAGAGAGTTAAACTTGAGCACAAGCGTAAGAAAGAAGCTTCAGTCCAACGTTTCTATGCCGAAAGGTACAAAGAGGCAGCAGAAAAGGCGGAAAAGCTCGAAGCCCAAAGACTCGGTGCAAGAAGTAGAGTTGACACCAGCAACCCCGAAGCACGAGCCAGTTGAAGTAGAACAGGTACAAAGAGAAATAATCTTTGAACCTAACCCTGGTCCACAGACAGATTTCCTAGCATCAACAGAACAGGAGGTCTTATACGGAGGATCTGCAGGTGGCGGTAAGTCATACGCAATGATTGCCGATCCTGTTAGATACCTCAACAATCCAAATGCTCGAATGTTGCTTGTACGTAGAAGCACTGAAGAGCTTAGAGAGCTTATCTCTGTTTCTAAACAGTTATATCCCAAAGCAATTCCTGGTATCAAGTTTATGGAACGAGATAAAACTTGGGTAGCCCCTAGTGGAGCTACACTCTGGATGTCTTACCTTGATCGTGATGATGATGTCATGCGCTATCAAGGACAAGCATTTAACTGGATTGGTTTTGACGAATTAACGCAATGGCCTACACCCTATCCTTGGAACTATATGAGGTCACGTCTTCGTACAACCAAAGCTAGTGGGCTACCCTTGTATATGAGGGCAACAAGTAACCCAGGTGGTCCTGGCCACCAATGGGTAAAGAAAACATTTATAGATCCTAGTATACCTAATGAAGATTTTTGGGCGACAGACACAGACAGCGGTGAAATCATTTCTTGGCCGAAAGGACATTCGAGAGAGGGTGAGCCACTATTTAAACGTAGGTTCATACCTGCTACCCTATTCGATAATCCTTACTTAGCTGAGGACGGGATGTATGAAGCAAACCTGCTTTCTCTTCCAGAACATCAACGTAGACAGTTACTAGAAGGTGACTGGGATATTAACGAAGGGGCAGCATTCCCAGAGTTTAACCGTAACATACATGTAATAGAACCTTACGACATACCAAAAAGTTGGGTAAGGTTTAGAGCTTGCGACTACGGATATGGATCTTACACTGGTGTCGTATGGATGGCAGTAACCCCAGCAGAACAGCTGGTAGTCTATAGAGAACTCTATGTATCTAAGGTTACAGCAACAGATTTAGCTGATATGATACTTGAAATAGAGAGCGAAGAAAAGATACGGTATGGTGTTCTCGATTCTAGTTTATGGCATAATCGTGGTGATACTGGCCCATCATTGGCTGAACAAATGATTATGAAGGGTTGTCGTTGGAGACCCTCTGACAGATCTAAAGGTTCTCGTGTATCGGGTAAAAACGAATTACATAGAAGATTACAAGTGGATGAATTTACTGAAGAACCCAGACTAGTATTTTTTAACAGCTGCACTAATGTAATCTCACAACTACCGTCCATACCACTGGATAAAAATAATCCAGAAGATGTGGACACAAAAGCAGAAGATCACTTGTATGATGCTTTACGTTATGGTATAATGACTAGACCACGTAGCAGCATATTTGATTTTGATGCCAGCACCCAAAGATCTGGCTTTCAAGCGTCAGATTCAACGTTTGGTTATTAAGGAACTAGTATGGAAGAAGATGAAATCTTTGAAAACGAAATGATGATGGACGATGAAACGTCTTCTTCAATTGAAGATGTAGAAAAAGATTTGTACCATGATCCACAAGCTGGTGAGATTGTTCAGTTTGTAAAAGAAAAATATGCTAAAGCTGAAACGGCACGACAACTTGATGAAGAACGTTGGATTCAAGCTTACCGTAACTACCGTGGTATATACGGACCAGATGTACAATTTACTTCTACAGAAAGATCTCAAGTATTTGTTAAGGTTACTAAAACAAAAGTTCTAGCAGCTTATGGTCAAATTGCTGATGTGTTGTTTGGTGGCAATAAGTTTCCAATTACTATTGATCCTACTAAGCTTCCCGAAGGTATTGAGGAAGTAGTAAACTTTGAAACAAATCCAGAGATACGTAAAGCTGTAGCTGAACAACCAGACACAATGGAAGAGCTACTTCCAGGCGAAACATACCAAGAATATCAAGAACGTCTTGGTGCTATGAAAGCAAAACTAGCTCCAGTCATGGACGATGTAAAACCTGGAATTAATGGTAGCCCAACATCTGTACACATATACCCTGCAGAAGTTGCTGCAAAGAAAATGGAAAAGAAAATCCATGATCAGCTAGAAGAATCTCACGCAAAGAAACACCTACGTGCTGCAGCTTTTGAGTCTGCCCTGTTTGGTACAGGTATCATGAAGGGTCCGTTTGCAATAGATAAAGAATACCCTAATTGGAATGACGAGGGAGAATACTCACCAGTATTCAAAACAATTCCGCAAACATCGTCTGTATCTATCTGGAACTTTTATCCAGACCCAGATGCAGCTACAATGGAAGAAGCAGAGTATGTAGTTGAACGACACAAGATGTCACGATCACAACTACGTTCTTTGAAGAACCGTCCGTACTTCCGTGCAAATGCAATTGACAATGCACTATCTCTTGGCGAAAGCTATAACAAAGAGTGGTGGGAACATGTCATGGAAGACAACACCGAACAAGACCACGCAGATCGTTTTGAAGTTCTAGAGTTCTGGGGTTTTGTTGATACAGAGATTATTGAAAAACAAGGTGTAGAAATACCAGAAGAGTTAAAAGACTCTGAGCAAGTTAGTGTAAATGCATGGATCTGTAATAGCCAAGTATTGCGGCTTGTAATGAATCCGTTTACTCCAGCGTACATACCGTACTTTGCTGCACCTTATGAAATGAATCCTTACAGTATCTTTGGTGTTGGTATTGCAGAAAATATGGACGATACCCAAACACTTATGAATGGTTTTATGCGTATGGCAGTTGATAACGCTGCCTTATCTGGCAACTTGCTTATTGAGATAGACGAGACTAACCTCGTCCCAGGGCAAGACCTCTCCGTGTATCCAGGCAAAGTGTTTCGGAGACAGGGAGGGGCACCTGGTCAAGCCATCTTTGGCACTAAGTTTCCCAACGTATCAAACGAGAACATGCAGATGTTTGATAAGGCAAGGGTACTAGCAGATGAAAGCACAGGTTTTCCTTCGTTCGCTCATGGACAAACTGGAGTCAGCGGTGTTGGTCGGACTGCTTCAGGTATTTCTATGCTTATGTCTGCTGCTAATGGTTCTATTAGAAACGTAGTTAAAAACATTGACGACTATTTACTAGCTCCGTTAGGTAAAGCATTCTTTAACTTTAACATGCAGTTTGACTACGATAAAGAAGTTAAAGGTGATCTTGAAGTTAAAGCTCGTGGTACAGAAAGCTTGATGGCCAACGAAGTACGTAGCCAACGCTTGATGCAATTTATGCAGGTCGTATCCAACCCAGCTCTTGCACCGTTTGCACGTATGGATTATATTGTTCGTGAGATCGCTAAGTCTATGGATCTTGATCCAGACAAGGTTGGCAACAATATGTCAGAAGCAGCTATACAAGCTGAAATACTAAAAAAATTCCGAGAAGCAAACCCACCTGAACCACAACCAGGAGTTCCTGGTCCAGAGGGTGCTCCACCTCAAGAAGGTGCACAGGGCGCTCCTGCTGGCGCACAAGTACAGGATACTAGTGGAGCAGGGGGTGGTACTATAGGAACTGGAACAGCACCTCAGCCAGGAGAACAGGGCTTCTCAGGCAATACTGGTGGTGAACCTACAATGCAATGAAGCTAGTCGTGAACAATACATTAAAACCTTTTGTAAATAACCCAGAGTTTTACACACCTTACATAGAAGAAATAGCGTCAAGGATTGCTTTTACTCATGTAGCTCTTGAACAATCCAGAGAACTTGATGAGGTCTACCGACTTCAAGGTGAAATACGTGCTCTCCGTAGCCTTTTAAAATTGCGAGATAAAATAAATGGAGCAGAGTCCTAGACCCAAGATACGTCCAAGATCTAAAACAAAAAGGCTTACTGTAAGAGGTAGACCAGTTTGGGTAGATCATACTGGGGAAGTTACTGGTAAAAAAGGCACTAGTTATTCTGAGGTTACAACTACAGTCCCTTGGGGTACTGGTTGGGCAACTTTACCTACAATAGACGGTCAAGGTAAAAGGCTTTCTGACGAAGAGGTGTTTAAAAGAACAGTTCAGGTTAGAAACAAACTTAGTAAGGGTGGGCCTGTTGACTTTATTACTGGTGAAGAGCTTCCTGTATTTAGTAGCCAAGAGAAAGCAGTTGAGTATGCGAAGTGGCGTTCTAGTACGATGTTTAATCCAGAAGCTGCAAAGAAAGGTTTTCCAGAAGAGTTCCCGATGCAAGAGGAACCAGAACCCAAAGGACCAATAGAAAGAAGAGTAGAACCTTACATTGAAAAAGGTAAAGACTTTCTAGACTATTTAACAAGCCCTAACCAACATGGTGTTTTTAACGAGGGCGGTTTATCTAGTTTTATGAATATGATTACCAGCCCACTTACTGGTAGATATAGAAGACAAAAACCATCCAGTGTTAAGGCAGCTGAAGTTGGTATAGAGTTTACTCCTGCAGGAACTGTGTTCGGAATAAACGACATTAGAGAAGAACTTAAAAAAGAAAACCCAGATTATTATAAAGTTGGGTTAATGGGTGGCGCAGAAGTTATTGGTCTAATTCCTGGATTAGATAAAGTAGCTATTGATGCAATTAGAGCTGGTGCTAAAAGGTTTGGTGGTACTAGAAAAATAGATGAAACTCTAGAAGCACTCAAAGGTCCAGATGCGGAAAGTATTGCTGCACAAAAGATACTTGCTGGCCCAGGTGCTAAGAGTTATGATAACAGGGCATTATATAAAGCTGAAGATTTAAAAGCCAGAGGTTATAGTCCCAGACAAATTGAAGAAATAACAGGTAGAGTTGAGACAGGATCTCCAGAAGATTACTTAGGACCAAGACCTAACCAAAAACCAAAAAGCCCTTTTAAGTTTGAAATACCAGATAAAGGTATTATAATAAGAGAAAATGATGGGTATATAACTTATTTAGAATCTACTGAACAAAGACCAGTACGAGTTGGAAATTTGATACCAACCCATAAAAAACTTTTTGAAGAGTATCCTGACTTAAAACATGTTGGATTTTATATAGATCCGAAATTAAAAACAGGTGCTCATTTTGATCCATCTAAAGGAAGTTATGGTTCAATTGTAGTTGGTCCAGAACACAGGGGTATTGATAATATTAACAGCCCTGCTTTTAGGGATACGTTTTTTCATGAACTGCAACATGCAGCTCAACATCAAGATTTTCTTAAAGTTGGCTTACAGCAATTAGGTGGTGGTCCAACTACATATACTAAAGCTATTACAGAGACAAGTAATTTTAATCAAGCCTTTAAAGAGAGTGCCTTAGCTAAAAGCCCTAAAGCTATTGAACTTAGGGATAAGATGGTAAAACTTTTTAAGGAAGATACTAGAGGCTTAGATTTTTCTTCTAGTAGTGGCTACTCAAACCCTAAAACAGCTAAAAAAATGGCAGAGTTGATGAGGGAACTTGAGGCAGAAAGTTTTAAAACATATATGCAAACAGCTTCTGAAGTAGAGGCTGGTGCAGTGGGTTTAAGAGCAAGGCCAACTTATGGTAAAGATCAACCAAGATTAACTTCAGAAATATCTGAAAGAAAAAAGATGGAGACTGCCAGAGAGTACGGTAAAACTAAACCTGATAGTAAAACTGAAAAGCTTTCTAAAAAACTTAAGTCTACCTTTAAAACTATGGACGACAAAGAAGTGTTAAAGTATGCCGAAGGTGGTATTAATTTTGTTAGGTATGCCCTTGGTATAGATAAAGAGTTAATAGGTTTTGGTGCTATGGGTGTAAGATATTCTCAGGGTGGAGCAGTAGACAAACAAATGAACGAAATATTCGCAGGGGGTAAATAACATGCGGAACAATATGATGCCGCCACAAGGTGGCCTTAAGACAGATGGACAACAAGTAGATCCTGTATCGGGCAATAATGTTCCTGTAGGCTCTAACGCAAACGAAGTACGTGACGACATCCCAGCGCAATTGTCTGATGGTGAATACGTTGTTCCTGCTGATATTGTTCGTTATTATGGCGTAAAGTTTTTTGAAGATCTACGTAACCAAGGTAAAGGTGGTCTAAGCGATATGGCTGCTAATGGTCGTATTGGCGGACAACCTGTTCCTGCAGGTGGACCACAAGCAACTGGATTTTCAAAAGACGAAGTTAATGCAATGCAAAGCATGGTGGGTGCAGCTATGGGTGGAATGATGACCCAACAGATGCCACCAGCTGATCCTTATGCACAACAATCTAATATGTACCAACAACCTAAAGGTTATGACGAAGGTGGTGATGGAAGTTACTATCCAGGTGGTACATCAGCTGAAGTAGGTGTTACAACACCATCAACATACAGAGGTGCTTTTAGTTGGGAGACCCCTGCCCCTGCTCCCACTGGTGGAGGTGGTGGTACTAGTGACCAAACAACAGTAACACTGCATTGTCCTGACGGGTCTATTAATACCTTACAACTACCTGCAGACCAAGACAGGTATGATACCCTTGTTGCATCTGGTTGTGGATTAGACGAATCTATCTCTAGACCTAGTAGCGATGATGACGGTGGACCAGATACACCTGAAGTTACTGACGAGCAACGTAATGCTTGGATGGAAGATTATGGTTATAAGGGTGACGGTACAGAAACTTTCGAAGATATTATCAAAGGGTCTCAAGATGCGATGGACCCAGATAATAGAAACTTCATTGAAAAACTTTTGTCAGGTGGTGCTATTGGTAAGTTTCAACAGGCAACTACGGCAGCACAAGTAGCTGGTAACATTATCGTACTGACTGAAAACCTTGGTACAAAAGATTCTAATCCTAATTACGATGAACAGAAAAAACTTTTAGATGATCTAACAGCACAGCGTGAAAAGTACATTAAACAAAATGGACTAGGTATGTTACCGAAAGAGTTTATTAACGGTGATCAGTTTGCTAAACAGATTAACTCTACTCAAATTGATTGGGCTTTGAGTGCTGATGCTAAAGATCCAAATGGTAAATCTATTTGGAGTAGTACAGAAGACTTTATTAAACATTTAGAAAGCGTATCTTCTGATCCAGAAAAAGGTATTATTGCAACATACGATCCAACTAGTGGTGCTGTTAAATATACTTACGATCCAACTAAGTATGATATTGGTGCAATAAGACCTAAACTAAGACCAGGATCTGGTGGTACTGGAGATGGTACTGGAGATGGTACTGGTGGTGGTACTGGAGATGGTACTGGTGGTGGTACTGGAGATGATACTGGTGGTGATGATGACGGTCCTGGTGTTACAGTTATACCAGAAGATAATACGACCTTTATTGAGGAAGTTATTGCTAACCCAGAAGATTTCTTACCACCTACATTAGACGATTCTTCATCCAGTGATGATGATGAACCAGACTTTAGTATACTTGATCCAGACCCCGAAGAGGATATGAATTTAGGTACAGGAACTTACTTTACACCTATTCCAGAAAATAATAATGAATTTATCGACTCGGTTATATCTGACCCCACATCTGCATTACCTCCTACATTAGACGATGATGACGATGATGATGGTCCAGATTATAGTTTCCTAGACCCAGATCCTGAAGAGGATATGAACTTAGGTACAGGTGGCTATGGTAATAATAATAATAATAATGATGACGATGATGATGGTCCAGGAATGACTTTTAAACCGTCAGACAATGATGATCTAATTGACTCTATTATAAATGATCCTACATCTGCATTGCCACCAGCAACAACTTCTACGCTTCCTGATTATGATGATGGCCCAGGGTTTGATCCTTCTGCCCCACCAGATAGTGGTGGATATGGTGGTGGTTCTTCTAGCAGCAGTTCTTCTGGTGGAGGAGGGGGTTCCTCAAGCAGTGGAGGAGGAGGTTCCTCTAGTAGCTCTTCTGGTGGGGGTGGTTCCTCAAGCAGTGGTGGTGGGGGTACTACAACAATTAGTTCAGGTGATACTTTAAGCGGAATTGCTGCAGCTAACAACACTACTGTTGATGCATTACTAGACGCTAACCCAAACATTACCAATGCTGACGTAATTTACGCAGGGGATACAATCAATATTCCAGGGTCTAGCTCAAGTAGCAGTAGTAGTTCGAGCAGCTCTTCTAGTAGTAGTGATAGTTCTTCTAGTAGTTCCTCTAGTGGTGGAGGCGGTGGATGCTGCTTTATTATGTTAGAAGCTCGCTATGGTAATGGTACTATGGATGAAGTAGTACGTAGATACCGTGATGAGTACATGACTGATCGCAATCGTCGTGGATACTATCGTATGGCTGAAGTACTTGTACCACTAATGCGTAAGTCAAAAACATTTAAGTGGATTATCACAAAACTATTTGCAGATCCCCTTGTGTCTTATGGTAAATATTACTATGGACAAAACAAACATGGTGTGATATACTCTCCGTTAAAGAACTTTTGGATGAAAGTTTTTGACGTAGTGGGTGGCGACACCAAGTTTATAAGGGAAAATGGAGAAGTTGTATAAGCAACCTTATGAAAATCCTGATCTAGCTAAAATATATGAGGACAGGTATATACACCATCCTGATCAAAAACAGGATGTAAACTTTGAAATACGGGCAATAGAAAAAACATTAGATTACTACGACTATGAGTCTTGGTGTGATGTTGCTTGTGGTACTGGTTATCATTTAAGAAAAACTAAAGGTACTGTTAAAAGACAAGGTGTTGATAAATCTAAAGTTATGATAGATCAACACAAAGAAGATACCGAGTATGACATAGATTACTCTATAGCCAATGTCTTAAGTTGGAGAACTAAAAAGAAATTTGACTTAGTTACTAACTTTTGGTTTGGTTATACTCATCAACCATCCTTAGATAAAGTATTAGGGTTTTTTAAAAAGATGGTTGACCTTACTGCTAGACATGGTACAATAATTATATCATTACATAATCATTGGCAGATATTTGATAAAATTCCTAGAGCTGCTAAAAATGATTCTAGTAATTTAAGTGGACCATTTCTTTTTGACTCTTTTAATTGGTCTTACGAAGAACCTTCAACTGGCAATATCTACTATTGTATATCCCCCCATAAGGATTTAATAATAGATACTTTTGCACCTAGCTTTAAAAAATATGATCTAGTAAGTTATCCTAGATTTTCCTCAAAAGAGTTATTGATGTTTAGAGGTAAGAATGCAGTTAGATGAATACAAAAACTTAATAGCTAACAGACACAAAGATCTTTCTGATGAAGAAAAAGAAACTGTTAGAAGAATGGTAGGAACTCCTATGGGAAATGTTTTTTCTAAACTTGTACCAGAGTTAGGTAAAGCTGTAATAGTAGGAGAACCAACAAAGATTAATCCCAAGCGTGGTGGCTTAGGATCAAGATAGGCAATAAGGCTACCCAGCGCAGCTGGCCCCAACATAAGGAGAAATAAATGCCTGAACTAGCAGAAGTCGAACCAACTAAAACTGCGGGTTTTGTTGACCGTGGTTACAACTATGAACGCAAACGTCAGCGTATTGAAAAAGAAGAAGCAGAGATTGCTCGTTTAGAAGCAGAGGCTCGTGGTGAAAAAGTCGAGGAACAGGAACCCGATGGCGAAGGATCTGAGACAGCCGAAGTATCGGATGCAGATAATACCAAACAAGAAGAAGCCAAAGCGGAATCCGAAGCATCGGAAGACGACTCAAACCTGAGCCGTGAAGAAAAATCGTTTAAAAAACGTTATGGTGATCTTCGTCGCCATATGAACGATAAAGAAAAAGAGTGGAAAGAAAGACTGTCTGCGTTAGAAGAACGCATGAAAGGTGAAAACATTGTTCCACCAAAGTCTAATGAAGATATTGAAAAGTGGGCTAAGAAGTATCCTGATGTAGCTGGTATTGTAGAAACAATTGCCGCAAAGAAAGCACAAGAAATGTTTTCTAAAGCTGAGGGTAGACTTAAAGAATTAGATGATGCCCACGCAGAAGCCTCTCGTGTAAAAGCAGAGAACGTAATTCGTAAGTCACACAAAGACTTTGATACATTACGTGCATCAGATGAGTTTCATGATTGGGCTGATGAGCAGCCTAAGTGGGTGCAAGATGCACTGTACGAAAACTCAGACGATCCTAAATCTGTAGTACGAGTTATTGATTTGTATAAATCAGACAAAGGCTTAACACCTGCAGCAAAGAAAGAACAAACAAAAGCAGCAGCTACTACAGTAACTAAACGTAGTAAAACACAAGTAGATGTAACTGATGCTAATGACGCAATTCGTGAATCAGATGTTTCGAGGATGTCTGATAAAGAATTTGAACAAAGGGCGGATGAAATTAATAAGGCCATCCGTTCTGGCAAATTTATATACGATGTTTCTGGCAAAGCCAGATAAACTGTTGACAATAAAGAAATCAGCAGTATAACTATGAGCATAGAGACAAAAGCCTCTTAACGACTACCTTTTGTCTCGACTCAATTTCCGAAAGTCTAAAACTAATAAGAACTACCTGCTCAAGTACAGGCCCGTTAATTATCTGGTAGGCCAACTGGATAAGATACGCACCCTAGAAAACGAACAGCCTCTTGTCGGTGTTTAGCTTTGTAACTCGAAGCCAAATATCAGGAGGATTTATCATGGCTTTTACAAGTGCTGGAGGACACGGTAACTTACCAAACGGTAATTTTAGTTCCGTAATTTACTCCAAAAAAGTTCAACTTGCTTTCCGTAAGTCTACGGTTGCAGGTGACATTACTAACTCAGATTATTTTGGCGAGATCGCTGCTCAAGGTGATACCGTTAAGATTATCAAAGAACCTGAAATCTCAGTTAGCTCTTATGCTCGTGGTACACAGATCACAGCACAAGATCTTGACGATGAAGATTTCTCTCTTGTCGTAGATAAAGCGAACTACTTCGCCTTTAAAATCGACGACATTGAAGAAGCTCACTCACATGTGAACTTCATGGACTTGGCTACTAATCGTGCAGCATATCGCTTGTCAGATCAGTATGACCAAGAAGTATTAGGTTACTTGGCAGGGTATAAGCAGTCTGCACTACATGCTGCAGCTGATGCTGTAAATGACCAAGTAAACGGTACAAAAGCTGTTTCAACCGCAGGTTCAGATGAATTGCTTACAAGCATGAAACTGAAAAAAGGTGACTTCGGCAACATCACAACAACTTCTGCTGGTGATCACTCGATTCCAGTAGCAGCTCGTTTGCCAGGTGCAACAGCTCTGCCAACAGCCACAGCTTCACCAGCAATGGTTGTAGCTCGTATGGCTCGTCTGCTTGATCAACAACAAGTTGATAAAGACGGACGGTGGCTTGTAGTTGATCCAGTATTCATGGAAATTCTACGTGATGAAGACTCACGTCTTTTCAACGCAGACTTCGGTGAATCAGGTGGACTACGTAATGGTCTTGTCTTGAACAACTTCCACGGATTCCGTGTATATACTTCAAGCAACCTACCATCAGTCGGTACAGGAGCAGGTACATCTGGTTCTGCTAACCAAAACACTAACTATGGTGCTATTGTTGCAGGTCATGATTCTGCTGTCGCAACTGCGGAGCAAATCAATAAGACTGAAACTTACCGTGACCCAGACAGCTTTGCTGACATCGTTCGTGGTATGCATCTATATGGTCGTAAGATCCTTCGTCCTGAAGGTATCGTTACTGCCAAATATAACGCAGCGTAGGGGGAGAATATACAATGGCTTTACAATCCGTAACTCGCATTGAGACCGCTGAGATTGCTCACGGTTCTCTTACTACTAGTTCAACTCACGACATCGGTACGGTTCCAGATAACTGTGTAATCCTTGCCGCTGGTGCTGAGTGTACTGCAGCCGCCACTATTGGTGGTGCTAACGCAGTAAGCTTTGGTGTAACAGGTGGTGACACCGATATGCTGGGAACAGCAGACATCAATGGTGCAAAAACTTTGGGTGCTTCTACTACTACAGTAAACGGCATCACAAATGTTACTACTGCATCTACAACATTTACTGCATTGCTTGCAGGTTCAAATGCACCTTCAGCAGGTTCGTTTAAGTTCTTTGTAGTGTATGCCCCTATGGGTGCTACAGGAGCGGCTGCTGAAGTGGATCGTGATCTACTAGCATAAGTAAACTTTAGGGGCTGCTTTCGGGTGGCCCCTTTAGCACATCTAAATGATACTCAAGGCTAAGAATAAATTATCTGATTGGAACGTTAGGGTATTCAACATAAGTGAAGTGTATTCACAAATGGATGAAGCTGCTTTATTAGATAGAAATTTTTTAACTGCTATAAAGAAATCACTAGATAACAATGGAATGCTTTGGCCTCCTATAGTTTGGACACAAGAAACTTTTTTAGTTTATTGCCAAGAGCAACCACACAGACAAGACCCTAACAAACTTGTAGACACAAATTTAAAATATCGTTGTGCTATAGGAAATAACAGATTTAACTACGCTAAAGAAAATGGGTATACACAAATAGAATGTGTTTACGTTCCAACTTGGCAAGATAAAGACACAGTTCTAGAAACAACTAAAATGGAATACTGTGTAGATTTTTAAGAAGGAAATCCAAACATGGGCGTTACAACAGCAATGTGTAATAGTTTTAAAACAGAATTACTTGGCGGTATCCATGATTTGGATACGCACACAATAAAACTTGCACTTATTAAGGCTTCTCCTACAGAAAACTATGGGGCTGCTACAACTACGTATGATGGTAGTAGTGGAGGTAATGGTACATCATTAACCCAAGGTACAAATGATGAAGCAACAGGTACTAACTATACTGCAGGTGGTGGATCAGATGGCACACTAGCTGGTGCTAGTATTTCTTTATCAGGATCAACAGCTATTGTAGATTTTACGGATGCTGTTTTTAATAACGTAACAACATCAGCAGATGGTTGTCTTATTTATAATTCATCAGCATCCAATCGTGCTATTGCAGTAATTAGTTTTGGTGGTACAGTAAGTGCCACAGCAGGTGACTTAACAATTGAGTTCCCACCAACAGGCGGTGGTTCTCCTGATAGTTCAAATGCAGTAATTCGTATTGCCTAAGAGGTAAGCTATGGCTATAGTAGCAGCTTCAGCACGTTACGGCACAGGTGCTTATGGTGCATCTAGTTACGGTGTTGAAGATATATCAATTACCCTTACTGGTGTTGCGGCTACAGGTGCTATAGGTACAGTAGAAGATCAGACTACTGAAAGATTAGACAGTGTAAGTGCAACAGGTACAGTACAAGCACTTGCTCAGGTTAAGGTTACTGAAAGACTAAATAGTGTTGGTGCCACAGGCACAATTAATACACTTCACATCAATAACAAATTTACACTTGCAGATGTATCTGCTACAGGAGCAATAGAACCTGTATCTGCTGGTGGTTTTGAAATTGACATCAGTGAACGTATTACAGATGGTGTAAGTGCTACAGGTGCAGTACAAGCATTATCTCAAGTTAAAGTTAGTGAAAGACTTGCAAGTGTAAGTGTTACTGGTACAGTAGCTGCGATTATACCACATGCAGATTCACAGATAACACTTTCTTCAGTATCTGCTACTGGTCAAGTAAACGAGTTAGAAGAACAGACTACAGAACGACTTGATAGTGTATCGGCAACAGGTACAGTACAGGCACTAGCACAAGTTAAAGTATCAGAGCGTTTAGCATCTGCACCAGCCACAGGAACTATAGGATTTAGTGACGCTAAAGTAACAGCCGTTAATCCTGACTTTAATGCATTTGCTGAAAACTATAGCCGTAGACGTACAGTTATATTACCAAAGGCAGCATAATGTCTACAGGATTTGATAGAACAATAAGAGTAAGATCAGAGCAACGTTTAGTTTATATAGATGGTGCAACAACTACAACTACAAAAGAAAGAACTATAATAGTTCAAAAAGAAAATAGAGTGGTTCTTCCTAAAAGAGAAACAACTGCTTCAGATAGAACCATACGTGTAGGTTAGGATTAAAGATGAGTTTTCGATGGCCTAGTAAAGACCCAGATGAACAACTAGATTACAGTGTAGATTGGTCACGATTTCTTGACGATGGTACAGCCACACCCCCAACAATTACTGCTGTAACTTGGTTTATTCAATCTACTTTGTACGATACAAAAACACAAATAGATGCAGGTGAAACATTTACAACTGCTTCTGGCAGTGCAACAACAGATAGTATGCAAAATATATCTCAAACAAATACGGGAACTGTCGCAACTATAAATCTTGCTGGTGGGCAAAATAATGTAGAGTATACATTTACATGTCGTATTACTTTTGGTGCAACAAACAGAATTGCAGAACGAACTATTAAATTAAAAGTGAAGGAACGTTAATATGGCATATGATTATATTGGTCTTGTTAACGATATAAACAAAAGACTTAATGAAGTTGAACTAACGTCTAGTAACTTTGCAACCGCTAAAGGTGAGTACGGCATGGTTAAAGATGCTGTTAATTCTTCTATTCGTTACATTAATCAGCATGAATATGAATGGCCTTTTAATCACGTAGAAACAACAGAAACATTAACTGCAGGTATTACACGTTATGCATATCCTTCAGATGCAAAGACTTTAGACTTTGATAGCTTTCGTATTAAACGAAACGATACCCTCGGTAACGAAACCAAAAAACTAAGAATAATGTCTTACGAAGAATATTTAGAGGGTTATGTAGACGCTGAATATAATACATCTACTACAATACGTGGTTTACCTGATTTTGTTTTTAGAACCCCTAGCTCAGAGTTTGGTTTATCTAAAACACCAGATAAAGCATATGAGTTAGTGTATGAATATTATAGACTACCTGTAGATTTATCTAATGATACTGACGTACCATCTATACCAGAACAGTTTCGTTATATTATTGTAGATGGTGCAATGCACTATGCGTATATGTTCCGTGGAGAAACACAAGAAGCACAAGTTATGCAAGCTAAATATTTAGACGAGATAAAAAGTATGCGTAGCTTGTATGTTAATCGTTATGATTATTTAAGGTCACCAGTAATAAATCAGACAAATACTTCCTTTAATACTATTAGGGTTTCTTAATACATGCCAACAACTCGTCAAACATACCCTATAGAATTTAAGGGTGGACTTGTTACTAATATGAGTCCTTTGCAGCAAGGTATTAATGCACCAGGATCTGCTAGGAGTCTTAGAAACTTTGAACCATCTATTGAAGGTGGTTATCGTAGGGTTGAAGGTTATAGTAAATACAACAGTAGTATTATTCCACCATATGGTGCTCCTGTAGTACATGGAGCTAGTCAATCTGGCACTACGCTTATTATAGGTAACATACATCAAACACCAGAAGCAGGTGACACACTTACAATAGATGGTGTAACAGGTACATATACTATTGCATCAGGTGGTGTAACATATGATGCTACAAACAACAGAGCTACATTAACCCTTACAGGTTCTCTTGATAGTTCTCCTGCAAATGCAGCAGCAGTTACATTTGCTACAACAACTAGTAACTATCTTATGCTTGGTTGCGGTGTATTTTTAGACAGGGTTATTGTCGCTAAAAATGATGATCTTTTTAAAGTATCTTCTAGTACAATAACACACATCAATGTGCCTAACTACGGTACTGTACTTGTAAACGGTGCATCACAAACTGGATCAAGTCTTATTGTAGATGGTTTAACTGCAGCCCCACAAGCAGGTGATGTATTTAAAGTAGCAGGTATAGATAAAGTATATACTGTAACTTCAGATGCATCTGTAAGTTCTGGTGGTGCTACATTATCTATAAACCCTGCACTAGCTAGTTCACCAGCAGATGATGCCGCAATAACTTTTTTAAGTACATCAAGAGAAAGTGCTGGTAAAACTAGATTTGCAAGGTATAACTATACAGGAACAGAAAAAATTGCCATAGTAGATGGTACTAACGTTCCTGCATTATATGATAACAGTACGTTTACTGCACTCAATGATGCTCCTACAGATGTTAATGGTGCAAGTTTTGTAGTCAACTTTAAAAATCAACTGTTCTTTGGCAAAAGTAATTTATTAACTTTTACTGCTCCATATACAGATAATGACTTTACAGCGGCTGCAGGATCTGGTACAATATCTTTAGGAGCAACAATAACAGGTCTAGTTGTATTTAGACAACAGTTAATTATATTTACCGAAACATCTATAATGCAGCTTGTCGGTAATACTATTTCAGACTTTAATCTACAACCAATAACATTAGACATTGGATGTGTAGACACTGACACAATACAAGAGGTTGGTGGTGATATAATGTTCTTAGGGCCAGATGGTTTAAGGCTACTAAGCGGCACAGATCGTATTGGTGACTTTGGACTCGGTAACGTGTCTAAGGCAATACAAAAAGAAACAACAAGTTTTATTTCAACTAACACATCTTTTGCAAGTGTAGTTATTCGTGGTAAATCACAATACCGAATACTAGGTTATAACACTAATATTACACAAGAAAATGCTCAAGGTATTCTTGGTACACAATTTTCTGGTCAGGGTGGCGAAGGGATGGCTTGGGCTGAACTTCGTGGTATCAGGGCTTATGTAGCAGATAGTAGGTTTTATCAAAACACAGAGACAATTGTATTTGGTAATGACGATGGCTACTTGTATCAAATGGAAGATGGTAATAGTTTTGATGGGGCTAATATACAAACTACTTTTGCTACACCATTTATGCCAATCAATGATCCAAGAGTTCGTAAGACTTTTTACAAAGCATTTCTTTACACAGATCCACAAGGCAGTGTATCATTTGATATGAGTCTTAAACTAGACTTTGACCAAAAAGACAGTATACAGCCAACAGAAATAGACTTTGATAACAACACAGGACAAGTTGCATTTTATGGTACAGCAACGTTTGGATCGTCTGCTGTATATAGCACTAAACTTTTAACTCTTTTTGAAACACAATTAATTGGATCAGGATTTACAGGGTCTATACAGTTTGAATCAGACAGTACAGACCCACCATTTTCTCTTGACGCAATTACAATAGAATTTGGTATAAACACGAGAAGGTAAATAAAGATGGGGACAGGTTATACTAGGAATGACACGTCTAATAACATTGCTGATGGTAACATTATCAATGCTGCAGACTTAGATGGTGAATTTGACGCAATTGAAAGTGCCTTTGGTACGAGTGGACACACACATGACGGAACATCTGCAGAAGGTGGGCCTGTTACTGTATTGGGTCCAGTACAAGACTTTGTAGCAAGTGCAACTGAGATTAAACCTAAGACTACTAATACACTAGA